TTCCCGGCGGTGAGGCGATCAACATATTCCCGTGTGGAGGAATACACACCCACCCGAAGTCAGCTGAGTTCCGCTCGTCGGCCAATGACTATCTAGTCAATCTGGTCCGGCAGGCGGGTTACGAGCCCTACGTGGTATCGGGATCACGGCGTGACGACACGCTTGGGTCCCGGTATTTTTATACCGTAAAGGACTTCGGGATGACATATCGCGATGATGACGTGCCGGAAGGCGCTGCGCTCGTGTTTGTTGATGTGGATTACTACGCGGATATGCCTCGCTGGATGCACCTGTGGAAACCAATGTGTCTGTACTCTCTGTACCCTACTCAACTGGCCTACTCTGGAAAGGAATTCGCATACGCTATTAGCGGAGGCGTTCTCGAGTACAGCGTGGCCGGGGGGGCAGAATATCGGCATAAATTGTGGGATTACCATGGTGACACCGCCACGTCGATCGATTTCGACGGCAACTTATTGGTGTACGATGTTGAACAGCGTACGGTTAATGGCGACGAACAGCACCGTTTGATCTGGTTGCTACCCAAGGCCCGAATAACCGACCCGTTGTGGCGCTACGCCGCGCTGGGTTGGCAGGACGGGCTACTCAAACGTCGCGAATTTGACGCTGCGGGGACCCAAATGTTGTGGGAACCTATATCTGACACCATATCGCTGGCTGTTAGCGGCATTCCTTACTCCGTAGAGATGGCGGGGAAATTGTACCAATCTATCAAGATCAGAATGGCCAACAAGGATGCTGCTCCATACGTTTCGGATGTCGAACGAATGCTAAAGGAAGCAAAGCACCCCAATGCGACACGAGACGCCCCCTTCGTTTTTGCAAGCTTAGGGCAGGAGATTAGAATGAAGAAGAGCGTAATAAAGACCAGCGCCTTCCCAACTCATTACCTGCCGCTAGCTGATGGGTCCCTGGCAACAGAGGATCCCAAGAACCCTGGGGGTGTCTGCACGACGCCGTTGACCTCTAGTCCGGCGTTGTTCGCAGCAAAGGGTGTCAATGCTGATATAGTATGTGTCGAAGAACGCTTGAACAAAGTTAAGAACCGCGTTGCGTTCGGTCCGCATCACAAACGTTATGCCAACGAATTCGTACGTCTATTGGTGCCTGAACACCTGGCTGGGACTGGTGTGCCTTTATCACACGCTGAGGTTAGAAAACGTCAGGATAAAAAGCTGCAAGTAGCACGCTTCGACCGCGTTGCTTCAACCATGTCATTGGATGCTGAGAATACCATCAAGGCTTTCATCAAGACAGAACCCTACCCGTCCGCAAAAGCTCCACGCAACATATCGACGATGAGCACTGAGACCACGATCATATCGTCCTCATACAGTTTACCGTTCGCCGACATTCTCAAGTTGGCCCCATGGTACTGTCCTGGGAAGAAACCTCGTGAGATCATAGCCCGTTTAGATGTTGTTATGCGAATGGACCCGGCGGAGGATATTGAAGAAGGAGATTATGGGTTTTTGGATGGGACTCAAAGCCATGACTTGGAAGGAGTGCATCGCGCGGCGATCAACCGGTGGTTGGGTGAAGAACACCGGGGCGGCTACCATAAAGTTCGTAAGCAGATATATAAAAACAGCGCTATCACCACGACCGGATACCGCTATTATCCTGAATGGTCCGTTCGGAGTGGATCCTCAATAACATCGCAAGTGGGAACGGTGGACAACGCCTTTGTTGTTTACTGTGCCCTGCGCGAAATGGGGTACAATACGAACGAGGCCTGGTCTCGCATAGGAGCAATCTTCGGCGACGACAGCGTTAATGCTAACTTCCGTGGGGACTTTCGGGAGACAGTTGAGAGAGTGGCTAAGGAACTAGGCCTGTTGTATAAGTCCAATTTGCGAGTGCGGGGCGATCCCATTCAATTTCTGGGGCGATATTTTGTGGATCCGATGACGAGTTTCGATTCGTTCGCGGACCCAATGCGGACAATTGGTAAATTGCACTTGTCAGCAAACAAAAACGTTACGCCCGCACAAGCCGCAACAAACAAAGCTATAGGATACAATACGACAGATGCGCTTACACCCATTATTGGAACTTGGGCTAAGCGCGTCATGGCAATAACACGCCTAAAGTTCAAGAGCCCTCTTGGCGAGGAACAGTATCGGTGCAGTAATGCCTGGCCGCAGAAGGACCGCTCAGCGATTGCGGGCGCCATGGCACATGTACTCGAGATCACAGTCGGCGAATTAATGGCAAGGGATGTAGCCATCGCCGAGGTCCAGAGTCTTGACGGGTTTCCTGTCCTCTTCGACACACAGTACGAACACCGCATTGCAGCTGTCGTCGATGGAGAGGTAGTACGTACGGACCTTCATAATAACCAGCAAACCAATGGACCAAATCCTCAGCCACAACCAACGCCAAGCGCGGGAAGCGTTCCTGAAGCGAATGGTAACACTCGCGGACGGAGTGCTGAACAATCTCCAGCAGATAATCCTAGCGCACGACCTGGCCAGCGGTCGAATGGCAAACGTGGGACTAAAAAGCCCCCCACTTCCCGAGGGAATCGCTCTGGCAATGGTCGACGTAGCAACGAAGCTGCGAGCAATCGACCCAACCGGACCCAGCCCGCCGCAGCCAGAAACTGAGCTGTAGGCCTGGCCAAACGGGC